AACCAATGGCGATATATTAAGCAAGCATGGAAAGAAGTACGCCAACTCGCTAAGTGCCTGTTTGCAACTGATGGAGAAAATAAATTCAAGCACTGGTTTACCTAAAGGTATTGGTGGAAACACCCGTGTTATTATCCCTACTTACGAAATTATAGATGTCCTAGCGAAATATCCCGATATTGAATACTCAGTCTCGCAGATTCATAATAATCAGAAATATTTCAAGATACCACCCGCCAGCACTGCGGCTCTTCACTATGTAATCAGAAGAAAACTCAATAAAGCCGACCATGCAAAGGTTGATACTTTTATAGTAGAGAGATTATTTAAAGGTTTAGAATTAAAAGAGGATGATCCTGTATTTGCTTTCCGCAAACACCTTTTGAATTTGAAAAGGCTTTGCAGTCCAGGAGCACAAGCGATCACCCATCATACCATGTTCTTTGGCGGTATCGCTACATGGAATAAGTGGATCAAGAATGAAAAGTCTAAACTTTTCCGTATGCCTGGAACAGTCAAGGTTCTAGTCCCATGAAACTCCACCCACTCCATTACATCCTATTTGGCATGGCGGTACTCGCCTTTGCATGGACAATTATATCCTTCTTTATAGCGATCCTATGAAGCCTAAAATAATCGGCCTTTGCGGTCCCAAGGGAGTCGGTAAATCGACTTACGCCAGGTCATTCGAGGGAGCCGCCATCCTGTCATTCGCCACGCCGATCAAGGAGATGCTCAAGGTGATCCTACCGCATCCCGCCTGGCTGGAGAAAAAGGAAGAACCGATTCCAGGCTTTCCCGATGGAATAACTGTCAGGCGGATGCTTCAGTCACTCGGAACCGAGTGGGGCAGGGAATCAATCTATGCGAACATATGGGTGGATGCTTCCATGCGTAAGGCCGAGGAACACCTGGGTAAGCGGTTAATCATATTCGATGATATCCGCTTTGCCAACGAGGCGTGGGCGATCAGGCGATTAGGTAACAGGCATGAAATCCTAACACAAATCGTTCATATCTCCAGGAAGGGCCATGAGCCTGACGAGAATGATCTTCATGTGTCCGAGGCGGGACTACCAAAGTATTTTATCGATAAATGGGTAACAGTGGATGACGAAGGCGAGGCGACAGAATAATTCCGTCAGAAAGATGGCAACCGATGCGAGGCTAAAACAGATGCTTCGCTCGGTTCCATCCGATCATGCCGGATTTACTCAGGATGAAATTGCACGGAAAGCAGGTGTCGCCAAGCAGACAATCTCCAAAATCGAACGAGGGGCGATGCTAAAGATTACCGAGCAGATTGCCCGACTACTCGCAGAAGAATAATGGCCACCCTCAAAGGAGATCTTCGCAGATGCCTCGAGAATCTGCCGGCAGGTACGCTGTCTCACCATGATATCATCCTGCGACTCGCCCTCGTGGTGACCAGGCATATCGATGATGCGAGTGAGGCGGAAAGAGCAGTTGAGCATATCCTACGAAATGTATCCCATCGACCCAACCAACCTTGCGAGGTCAGGAACGCTGTTAAAGGAGCCTATGAACGCCACAATAGCCCTCACATACCCTCGAACCCGATCAAGGTCACTCAGCCCGATCCATCCCTAAAAGAACAGAATCTAGGCGAAGCAGGGCTGTTCGAGAAGTACACAATAAAATCAGACCCCATTCCTATGAATGCCGGCGAAGCGGTGAGCAAACTCTTCGATCCATCCGAGTATATATTTATACAGCGACAGGTGGCCGAGAAGGGTAGGCTACTACCCGCATCCGATTGGATCGCTCAACCCGATCTATCCCAATACCAGTTCATCACCTATAACACTTTCCCCGCCGATGCGACTAACCGATCAGAAGCACAGGTGCTTGGACGGAAATATCTTCTCCACGAAACTGATGATCCATCCCTCTCATTCGAGCAACAGCTTGGCCTGATCAAGCGACTTGAGAATGAAGCCGAACTCAAGATGATCGTAAACTCAGGAGGCAAGTCCCTCCACGCCTGGTTCAAATGGACTCCCGGCAATAAGAAGGCATTCCTCGAGCTATCCCAAAAACTCGGTGGAGATCCACGATTTAAACTTATGAACCAACTTTGCCGGCTACCTTGGGGAACCCGCCGCAAAGAGGCCAACCTGCCAGCCGCCCAACCGATCATCTATTGGAAGGATTGAATGATCCACAAGTTCTTCCTCAAAAAAATGATCGCCCGAAGATTCATCAATCTAGGCGTTCCCGTAACGGAAGCCTGCCATTTTGCCGATCAGATGGATGAGGAGAAATCAGTCCTCATCGTCCGAGATCCCGATACCTTTAAACCCGACATTATCATATTAATTAAAACAAAACATAAATAACAACATAACAGCATGGCCAGAAGAGAAGATTACCTAACACCCGAAGTGCTCGCCGATGTGGATGAGGTGGACCGATACCTCGCCTCCAAGGGCAAGATCGATTACCCAACCCATACCGAACAGGATTCACCACCCACTGCCTACTCCATAGCTATCGATGATCCGCTCCCTCCACCCAAGTTCCTATCCCTCGAGCAGATGATGACCCACAACACCGATCCCATGCCCAAGCAGGTCATCGAAGGAGTCCTCCATAAAGGCTCCAAAATGATCATCTCAGGTTCTTCCAAGGCAGGTAAAACCCTCTCCCTCCTACACCTCGGCCTAGCCGCCGCCAACGGGTCCACCTGGTTAGGCCATCGCACAGCCACATCCAAAGTAATCTACCTCGACTTTGAACTTAAAAAACGCATTGCCGCCCGCCGGATAGCCGAAATGGTCAATGCGAACTCCCACTACGACCCCAAGAACAAAAACTTTATGTACTGCTCACTCCGAGGACAATCCCGTACCCTGGAAGACCTCGTACACCACATCGAAGATCTCGAGGACCACCGCCCCGACCTCGTAATTGTCGATCCATTCTATAAGCTCGCCACTGGGGCAGATGAAAATGATGCCGGTGCTATCTCCGAAGTAGTCAACCGCATGGAGAAGTTCTCTGAGCGACTAGACTGCTCATTCGTCTATGCCCACCACTTCTCAAAGGGAAACAAGTCTGACACGGACCATATTGACCGGGCAAGCGGGTCAGGCGTGTTTGCCCGTGATCCCGATGCCATCCTAACCCTCACCCCTCACGAAGAGGAGGATCACCTGGTCCTCGAGGCCACCCTGCGAGACTTTCCAACCCCTCCCACTCAAGTGGTAGAATTTTCATGGCCGAACTTTATCCATAAGCCCGATATGGAACCTAAACTCCGAAAGCCAGGGCAGACAAAAGCCAAAAAAGATCGCCTGAATAAGTTATCCGATGCTCTCATCGAGTTGCTTAAAATTAATTCGATCATGGGTCTTAATAACCTAAAAATTAAGCTCGAGGAGAAAACAGGTGAAGAAATTCATCCCGATACTATCAGAAATATTATAAAAAAGGACGAAAATATTATTGTACAAAAGAGGGGAAAAGGTCTCGAAAACATCTACATTTATAAGAAAGATTAGTGTCTCAACTCTGTCTCAAAAGTAGTAGTCGTCGCCTTATATATAAACAACGACTACTACCCCTAAAAGGCTAGAGGTAGTATTTGCCCGCCCTGCCGGGCACAACTACTACACTTGCCTAGCCATAAAAGCGACGACTAGTTAAATCGAATGAAAGCATACATCGTACTACCATTTACTCGGGAGAGGAGAATAACAGGAAAGAACCCTGTGCTCGTAGAAGGCTTTGATCGGGTGAATGGGAGTCAGAGGACTCGCTGATGTACCAAACCGCTCTCAGCGTCCTCTACGGGGCCTTACAGGCTATTCCTGTGACTTAGTCTTCGGTAGCTTATCAGCTAACTCGTCAACCACTTGACCTACTGATAACTTCTTAGCCAGCCCATACTGCTTGATGGATAACATATCTGACACAGCCAACCTGCCAAGCTGGCAATCCAAGGATTGCAGGTCAGGCGGATGTCTCTACATCCGAAACCTCAGCATCGACTACCTTTTCATCCTTCAGGTTGGCAAGCTCGGCTCGGATCTCGTCCAGGGATAAAGATTTCTTCACCTCTATGGTTTGGGTAGGCTCTCCTTCGTATTGGCGATGCTTGTCGATTAATATGCCTGTGGCGATTGGGAGAACTCCGTTTGGTATCTCATCGTCCTGAAGCTTCGTGATGAGCTTTTCTACGGCAAGATGAGTCGCAGTGCCAATTAAGCCTCTCAAATGCTTTTTAGAGTCCTTCAGGGCTTCCTGTTCCCTAGATTTAACAACGGCAATCGTATGGGCTGAAACTTTACAGGCTTTAGTGATTGAGGTAATCGTTGCACCCTGTGCCAACATCGTAACCACTTTGGCGTAGTCCTTTGGTCGCTTATCGTAAAGCTGTTGGCCAGTGAATACACCTGGGCAGACTTCTTCGGTCTTTAGGTTAGCTGGTAGATTCTCGGCATATTCTACCTTTCTTGGTCGCT